CTAATTGTAGTAGTCGAGTACAATGAGCCAGTTACACCTACGTGACCTTTAAAGCCAGATCCAGAGATTGTAGCAACAATCGAGTCATTAATCTTTAGATTATCTGAGCCGTCATCCATTAGTCCTGTGCCAGCAAAGTCATTAGGTTCAATAGATAATTCAGTTGAGTCTATTTTAAGTCCACCACCAGACTTTAAGTCTAGACTGAACGTTGTTGTGCTTAAATCTAATCCGTCGCCGGCTGTATAGGTTGTATCAGTATCTGCTGAGGCTATAGTGACTTGCCCTTTAGAGCCAGAAGTTATTGTTACATTAGATCCTGCTACAAGATATGAGGTGCCATTAGCTAGTTTTGTTAATGAACCTGTTAGATAGTTTCCTTTTAAAAGTGATCCACTAATTGTAGTTGTTGAATATAATGAGCCTGTAACACCTACGTGTCCTTTAAAGCCTGAGCCGGAAATTGTAGCAACAATCGAGTCATTAATATCAAGCTCTGTACTTGTAATAACTAATCCAGAGCCTGATTTCAGATCTAAGGCAAACTCAGTTCCACTTAGATCTAAACCATCACCTGCAGTATATGTTGTGTTGGCATCTGCCGAAGCTATAGTGACTTGTCCATTAGAACCAGAAGTTATTGTTATATTTGATCCTGCTACTAAGTAAGATTTTCCGTCTGTGAGCTTAGTTAAAGAACCAGATAGATAACTACCTTTTAGTAAAGATCCACTGATAGTTGACGTTGAGTGTAATGATCCAGTGACACCAACATGCCCTTTGAAGCCAGAACCTGAAATTGTTGCAACAATCGAGTCGTTTATCTTTAGGTTGTCTGAACCATCATCCATTAGGCCTGTGCCTGCGAAGTCATTTGGTTCAATAGATAATTCAGTTGAATCTATCTTAAGTCCACCACCAGACTTTAAGTCTAAACTAAATGTTGTTGTACTTAAATCTAGTCCATCGCCGGCAGTGTATGTCGTATTTGTGTCTGTCGAAGCTATAGTAACTTGACCTGTAGATCCTGATGTTATTGTTACATTTGATCCTGCTACTAAGTAAGATTTTCCGTCTGTAAGTTTTGTTAATGAGCCTGTTAAATAATTTCCTTTTAATAAAGAACCGCTAATTGTTGTCGTTGAATAAAGAGAGCCCGTAACCCCAACATGTCCTTTGAAACCCGAACCTGATATCGTTGCAATAATAGAATCATTAATATCTAATTCTGTGCTAGCTATAACTAGACCTGAGCCGGACTTAAGATCTAATGCAAACTCAGTTCCACTTAGATCTAAACCATCACCTGCAGTGTATGTTGTGTTTGTTGAAGCTAGCGTAATCTGCCCTTTAGAGCCAGAAGTTATTGTTATATTGGATCCTGCTACAAGATATGAAGTACCATCTGCAAGATTTGTAAGAGAGCCTGTTAATCCAGAATTTGCATAAACTGTTCCTGAAGTAAAAAGATCACCACCAAAAACTGATGTTCCTTTTGCAGCTGTCCCTCTAGATCCTAATGCGCCAGATACAAAAAAGTTTGCATCATTACCAGGAAATCCAGGAAGAAGACCGTTAGATCCCGAGCCTATTATAACTGAGCCTGTTATAGCCAGTGCTGTAGAAGTAGCTCCTGCAACTTTTAATTGCAGAGGTTGTTTATCAACAGTTATAATAGCGCCTTGTCCGGCTGCTCCTTCATCGTAAGCTTGATCTAGTGTGTTCTGTGTGTCTGATCCGCCGCCTGATGCTGAGATTGTAACTTGACCATTAGATGCAGATGCAACTGTGATGTTTGTCCCTGCAACAAGATATGATTTACCATCAGAAAGTTGTGTTAGCGAACCTGAAAGCCCTGATTCAAAAAATCCTTTATCTGCATACTCACCAATGTAAGCAAAAGCTTTTGCATGAGCAGGTATCTTTGTTGAACTATAATCTTGTAAAAATAGAACACCATTATAATAATCAACATTCCAGTCAATATTATCAAGCAAGGGTATTTCATCACCAACACCACCCGAGCCATTATCCTTGAATATTTTAACAACATAAGGGTTTGGGGAAGTTTGTGAGAAAAATGGAGGTATTAGCTGTACTTTACCTAAAGTCTCATGAAGAATTCGCCCATTATCAAACACACCTTTCCCTTCCTTGGGATTGCTAGAGTTTGCTGTGTAACTTGACGGTAATTCAAATCTATATGTATGCGGTCCCGAAGACTGCGATGACTCACCTGAATCTGAGCCGGCTCCGCCTCCAGAAGCATCAGCATCGTATGTTGTTCCTGTGATTACTGTTAATGCAAATTGTATATACTCAACTGTTGCAGGTGCGCCATTGGATGAACTTTGCAATAACCATAAAGTTTGTGCAGGACTATTGGGAATTGGTTGGCCAAATACTTGCGAAAATGATGCTTGAATATTTGAACCAATTAATTCTTCACCATCTACTTTTAAATTGGAAGTATGCGCTTTACCTAAAAGCTTTTTTTGCGCAAAAAACGTTGCTGAAGTATTACTTTTTCCTGCCATCTTAAGTAGTACTCCAGTTAATATTAATTCCGCTAATATAACCTATCCAAGACTTGTCAGCACTTATTTTTAAAACAAAATATTCTTCACCTGATGTTGTTCCATCAACAGTTAATCCGTTAAATGTACAAATATTTCCACTACCGCTAGCGTCTACAGATTGATCTAGATCACCACTTAAACATCCATTGCCGTCTGACGTATTTCCAGAGCCTGATGATGGATGCCCTAAATCTAAAAATCCTGACTTACCTGGTATTCTAACTTCAACATTTATACTTCCGGTCCCTAAGGTACCGCCCTTTCCGATAATTGCTGTGTTAGATCCGGTTAAGCTAATTCTTATATTTGCTTTATCATCTGACGTTGGATTTAAAAACGCCCTATAATACTCCCTTGTTGATGTCCCTAAGGATGCATAATTTACATTGCTAGAAGGGCCCTCTATAGATCCACCGTCAGTATGATTTCTAAAGTCACCTTTATTACCACCGCTCCACGGGCTTATAAGATATCCATCATATAACATCATACCCGTATAATAACCCGGAAAACTACCGTTGTCATTTATTGAACCTGTTGAAGACCAATTATATGCATGTGCTGTAATATGTGATTGGGCTGAATAACTTCCGCTTTGTAATCTATAGAACTCACCGTTGAATTTTTCTTCTGTGTTTAAATTCGAATCATCACTTGCAGAATAAACATGCAATGCAGTTGTTGTTACAGTACTTGTATTTAAATCAGACTTAAGTGGGTGATCAAACGTAAGTGCGCCTGCACAATTGTATTTAGTTGTAAATGAACCACTAAGGGATTTTGACTGACTGAATCTAATTGTTCCAGTAACATGATTAACTTCATTTTGAGAATCAGTATCAGTATTTAAATTTTGTAATGGTGCTGTAGAAGAAGAAGTTGTTTTTGTTGATGTTAAACCACTTCCTGACTGTATAATCTTTACGCCAGAAGCATTTGTTAAACTTGAAAATGAAATTGCTGAATTACTATCTGAATAAACATTTTTATAAAGATTCGATACCCTTGCTTCAATACTTCCGCTTGGCTGAACAAAATATTTTACACCGCTTAGATAGAATAAGTTATCATCTTGAAAAGGTTGTAAAGTAAGGCCGGCTGCACTTAAAGCATTTGAATCATTATCATTTACCCATTCTACATAATTTGTTGTTCGATCAGCTCCCCCAACTGAATGTATTACTCTTGCGTAATTCCATCCATTTCTTTGATCTGCTACAACTACACGATATCTGCCAGTCCTATATACCTCTAAATAGTAAGGAACACCATTGTTATACTCTGCTGCTTCCCAAGTACTTAACTTCCAAAATCCTGAACCATTACTATTAAATTCTGTATCTGTTCCGGATCCAGGAACACCTGTTCCAACTAAATTATAAGAACCGGTAATTTCAACAGTATGAATAACCGATCCATTAACTTCTAATTTTAAAGAGCCACTATTAGCATCAGAAAAAGCATTTGCTGTGTGGTTGACATGGGAGCCGTTTGAATTTGCACTTACATCTTCATTTAAATCACCCTCAATTGTTGTATCTAATGCAAAAACAGACCGTCTTAAATTGTTTGATGAGGAATCTGTTTCATACAATGTATTGATATCAACAGCTGAGAATCCTGCTGTAGTGCCTACATTAGTATACCCAGAAATTGACTTAGATGAACCAAAAGATAAATTACTATCTGTACCATCATCATTACAATCAATATCATCTAAGTCAGGGATTGCTGATATTGTACCTGTTCCTGCTCCAAATGAAACAGTAATGCTGTCAATATAACCAGCCCACGTTGCGTCAGCTTCAACCCTTAAGCCAATATACTCATTATCTCCTATGCCAATAGTACCCAACGTAATATAATTTGTTGCATTTAAGCTACTATCAAAACTTAATGAACCATTTGCTGTATGACAGCCTGCGTTATCTGTATACGAATCTAAAACAAATTCTGTTGCCAAGTCAAGCCATTCAGTCTCTCTTGTTCCATCGCTTGGAAACTTAACAAAAACCCTTATTCTTCCTGTGTTTAAAGTTGTTGCAGCTGTTACAATAGTTGATCCTGAACCATTTATTGCTAATGTAAGATCATATTTTGTAGATCCAGTTTCATTTTTAAACCATCTGTAAAACGTTCTTTGTCCTGATTGACTTGAATAATTTGGATTTTTAGCAGGAGCATTATTTAACTTCCCGCCATCATCGTCATCTCTAAAATCACCAGAAAATAATGTATTTTTAGGAGAATATAACCTTGAATTATAAAACTGGAGACCGTTAGAATGTCCTCCATTTGATGCAGACATGTGAACGCTACCAGTCCAGATATTATTTCCTGCTATCAAAGATGCTTGTGTTGTATATGCTCCGCTAATAATTCTATAGTTTTCACGTACAAATGTCTCAGAAAGTGCTGTTGATGTATTTGTTAAATTATACATCAAAATACCTGTTGTAGTCGAACTTCCAGCAGAGCTTAAATTTGTTTTTGTTGGATGGGTAACATTCACGCTAGCAGTTATCGCGCCACTTAAAAAGTAATTAGCTGAAACAGTGCCCGAACCTGTGATGTGCAATATCTTTGTATGATTTTCTGACCCACCGATTGTTGGTCTTGATTGTGCGCTTATAGTAAATGTTGGGCTTGAACTAGCTGCTGCATTATTTGATGTATTAAAAGTTATATTAGAATTGTCATAGGTATATTTATATGCATTTGAAACTCTAGATTTAAAAGTTGCAGTACCGCTTCTAAAATATTGAACGCCGGACATAGATATGCTTCCACTACCAACAAAAGCCAAAGAGCTTCCCGCAGCAGATAAAGCATCTGAGTTATCATCATTTACCCATTCAATATAATTTGTGTTTGTTGTTGAGCCTGTTTTAGCATGCGATATCCTTGCATAATTCCAACCCCTCCTTTGACTACCTGAGGCAATTACAAATTGGCCGGTTCTATGTTTAAATGATTCAAATGAGTTACCGTTAGAAAAAGTTCCTGTTGCTGCTTGTGAAAAGAAATTAAATCCTGACCCATTACTATCTAAATGTGAACCTGTACCTAAGCCTGATGTCCCACTTCCAATATATGCTGTTGTCAGATCTATTTCTTTTATTGTTGATCCATTCACAGAAAGCCTTAAAACGCCTGTATCACCGTCACCAAAAGAAAATACAGGATAATTTTGCTTACTACTTCCCTGACTATTAGAGGCAACATCAGAGTTTAATACTCCGCTTAAGTGAGTATTTCCATTAAAAACACCCATTCTTATATTGCTACTACTAGTTGCTACTGCATAAGATCCATTAACATTTACAGCAGAAGCATAACCTGCACTATCTGCAACGTTTACATATGCAGGTGATGCAGATGATTGATCATTGCTTGTACCAAACGATAAAGAAGCTGTTACGCCTGTATTTGTTGAATTAATATTGTCTAATGAAGGAGCAGGCGATGGAGCTAGGGCCTTAAGAACCTCATTAAATCTATCAACAACTGTGCCTATTGTCGTGTTTGTTGTTAAGTCAGTAAATAATCCGTCAGTATAATCTGCATCTTCTGCATCGCCAATGGTTGATCCGCCAGAAGTAGAAGCTGCGATCGTAAAAGATCCAGATCCATTGTCAGAAATGGTAACATTACTACCGGCTGTCAGACTTCCTGAAAGAAGACCTCCTGAACCATCTGATATTTGTAATGCACCTATCGAGCCTGATGCCTCAACAACTCTAACTGCAGTCATAAATTAACTCAACAAACAAAAACTAAACAAGCCTACCGAAATAAGCCATAACAAGTAATAATAATTATTACTGGAAAAATATAAATACCTTACTTTAAATCTTCTAATAAAGTTTTTATATCTAATCCAGCACAATCTATCTTCCCGCGAGTTAAATGATAGTGACTAACAAACCCTTTGAATCTATTTGCAGCAGCTGATGTAGAAACTTTTTTCAATGTATTTCCTTCCTTATCTAATGGGCACTTATATGGTATATCTAATCCTGCATGGCATGCTTCCCATAGTGCCTTGAGTGCTTCTATTTGAACTGGATAGAAACCTAAAAATGGTTTCATGCTTCTTCCGTGACAAGATTCATCTTCTACGGTCGGTCTTTCACCAAATCCATTTTTCTTATACCAGTTTTGATATTTTGGATAATAGGCATTACTAATTTCAACACCAATAGATGAATGATTCCACTTCCTAGAACCTGCATGCCAGCATGCATGATTCATATCTACCATCTGATATATTGTTCCATCATTGTCTATACAAAAATGAACTGATACACCTCGTCTATTTAAGACCCTTGCACAAGAATCTGAATTTAAACAAACATCCCAGTGATTAACAAACATATTAATTTTTCTTTTTTTAAAATAAGGTGAATAACTACCTTTTGATTTTAAACCGTCATTATCTGACCAAAGAACAACCTTCGGCCAATTAATTTTTATAAAATTACCTTGATTTACAATATATGATTCATCCTTGCATTTGCAAATAACAGGTTTATACGTCCCTATTTCACTTTCTCTTTGTGCATACACCCTTCTATAAGTTGCAGGACCACAAAGACCGTCTGCAGTTATTCTATTTTCTTTTTGCCATTTGATGATTGCATCAACTAAATTATCATCAAATTCTTTTTCTCCAAACCACGTTGGATCCCAACCTAATTTTGAAGCTGATGCTTGATTATAAAAAACTTTATCCATGCTTTTCTCCATTAAACATAAATAATTATCTAATCAAAATTTATATCTACACTTATTTTAGCATTAAGCTTAGGAATCCTTAAATGATTTGCCAAATTAATTCGTTTACATTCCTTTGCATCTAGATACCAGTCTGCATGCCCTTTTTCATGAATTTTTTTAATAAAATAATCTTGTGACTTTCCAATATTTTCTGACATCATTCTATAAACTTTCTTATTTAATCGTTCTGACTCTTCTGCATTTGCTTTAAGTTCTTCAACTTTACCAAATTGACCTGCTGAAACGTCATGAATCATAACTGTTGCATCCGAATCCATAAATCGCATACCTTCTTCACCAAAAGAAAATAAAAGTGCTCCGCAAGACATTGCCTTGCCTTCAACTATTGTTGCAACAGGTAGTGAAGAAGCTTTAATAGTCGCAATCATTGACATTAGTGAATAAACTTGCCCACCATATGAGTCTATTACAACAGGAATAATTTTTTGTCCTGTTGAATGTGCTAATGATATTCTATTTCTAAATTCTTTAGCTGATTCTTCATTAAATTTATTTACAGTTACAATAACTGGATTATTTCTAAGTTCAAATTCTTTAATTTGTGATGCGACTTGAAATTGCCAAATCATTTGATCTCCTTTTGTTTATCCGCACTTTGAATCTCCACAAGATGTGCATGCGATACAACCTTCTTGATATTTTAAACTATTTTCAGCGCCGCATTTTAAGCAGTCTTTGTCCCCACCAACTGTACCGTCTTTTATATGCTTCTTAAGACATCGTGCAATTACCTTGCTAAAGCTAAATAAGTCTGCATCTTTGTCTTTTTGTAGCTGTTCAACAGCATATTGTATAGGTGCACCGTGACGCAAAGCTAAAGATATTGTCCTTGTAAATGATGAGTGGTTAGGGTTATCAAAGACTGTAATAATATCTCTAATCACAAATTCATCTCCATTTTTTCCTATAGTAAGGTCATATTTTGATGGTATTGATTTTCTTGCGCGCCTTCTAATCTTACCATACTTGTGTTTTTTGGGTATCTCTACATATTGTGACAATCCACCAATTACCTCATAAGGACGCCCATCAAGTAAACCAACAAGTATTGTCCATGCTTCACCTTTAATATTAGCTTGATGTATTTCACAATCTAAAACTTCAGGCCTTTTTAGCGAATGATGATCACAAAATACTGTTGATGCTTCTTCTTTCTCTACAGAACCAACAAGTACACCTGATCTTGAACCATCACGATAAACAGTTACACCTTTGCAACCAGTTTCCCATCCTTTCATATAAACATCTTTAACAGTTTTAATATCAACATCAGCAGGAAGATTTGTGGTATTTGAAATTGCATGGCAGACCCATTTTTGTGCAACTGATTGCATATCAACTTTCTTAGACCATCTAATTTCATTTGCTGTTGACATAAAATAAGGTGAATGCTCTATTAACTGATGTGGGTGAAAATTCTCAGGTGTGTCAGGTGCATGAATAGATCCCATCCATTCTTTGAATTTATGATGATAAACATCGAATTCTGTCCACTGATCACCTGAATCATCAATAAAATCAACTGTTGCGTGCTTATCATTTGGATTAATCTTTTTTCTTCTTGTATAGTGAAGCATAAAAGCAGGTTCAATTCCACTTGTTGTTTGTGTCAAAACAGAAACAGATCCTGCAGGAGCAGTCGTTGTATTTGCTATATTTCTACGACCATGAACTTTATAGTCTTCGATTCTTTCAGGTAGAAGATTATTTATAATTTGATTTAAAAAAGGATGATCCTTTTCTTTTTCATAATCCCAACATGGAAAGGCACCTCGTTCAATTGCTAGTTGGATTGATGCCTCATATGAATTAATTGCAAGACATTTATATATTTCTTCTGTTGTTTTAATTGATTTTTTTGAACCATATCTTATGCTTAGCATTGCGAGTGTATCGCCTAAACCTGTAATTCCCAATCCTGTTCTTCTTCCATTTATAGCTGCTTGTTTAATATTTTCCCACAAATTTAATTCAATTGCTTTTACATCATCAGGTTCCGGATCTAATTTAATCTTTTTTATAATTTTATTAATCTGATGAATTTCTAAATCAATCATGTCATCCATAAGTCTTTGTGCTTTTTGCACAATTTGTGCAAAATGACCGTAATCAAAAGTTGAATTACTAGTCCACGGGTCTTTAACAAATGAAGTTAGGTTGACAAGCATTAATCTGCAGCTATCATAGGGTGATAATATAATTTCACCACAAGGATTTGTTGAAGTTGAACCAAAGCCTTCTTTTTCATAAATATCAGACGGCGTCATTCGCTTAGCTGTATCCCAAAAAAGAAGACCCGGTTCGGCTGACGCGTGTGCTGACTCAATTATTTCATGCCAAAGATCTCTAGCATTATCTTCCGCAATTACTTTTGGATTTTTGCTATCGATAGGCCACTGCAGTTGAAATTGCTCACCCCCTTGAACTGCTTTCATAAACTTATCAGTAAGTTTAATAGATATATTTGCGCCAGTCACACGCGTCAGATCTCTTTTAATTTTAATAAAGTCCCTAATTTGCGGATGTCTGACATCAATTGTCAGCATCAGTGCACCTCGTCTGCCGCCTTGTGCAACTTCTCGACATGAATTAGAAAATCTATCCATGAATACTTCTATTCCGTCTGTTGTCTTTGCAGCATTTGAAGTATTTAAACCTTTTGGTCTAATTGATGATATGTCAAACCCTACGCCACCACGACGTTTCATTATTTGTGCTTGTTCCTGATCTGTCTTAAGAATGCCACCATAACTGTCATAAGGTGCCTCTATTACAAAACAATTAGATAATGATTGAATTTTATAATCATTACCAATTCCACTCATGGGGGAGCCTTGCGGGACTATATATTTAAACTTTTTAAAAAGTTCATATATTTCACTTTCTTCCATTGGGTTTGGGTAGTTTAATTCAATTTTATAAAATTCTTTTGCAAGTCTTGAATGCATTTCATCGGGAGTTGCTTCTAAATAATCACCTTTTTCATTTTGAATTGCATACTTTCCTAAAAATACACTAGCTGCTAATTCATCACCTTTAAAATACTCTAAGCATTTTTGGTAAGCTGTATCATAACTATACATTTCTGCCCCTGCCCTATCCATTATTTTCCTGTAATTTCTTTCCATTTAGATTTTAACATGTCTTTTGTTCCCGTATTATGACTTTCAACTAAATCTATCACACTTAACTCTCCTGGATCATCAATGACACTTATTTTTGATCTTGCTGTGTCGATTCTTATGGGGAATAATATTCCATCTCTTCCTGCTCTATTTTTTGCAACAAAAAGACGACCAGCTCCTGTCGATTTTTCCATTGGCTTTCTAGATATTGAAACAACTACATCGGCGACCATTGCCTTTCCATAAGCCTCAGACATATTTTCTAAACCTACAATATCTGATTTTGCTGATTCGCGATTGGCTTGCGAAGCTGTCCATACTGGTATGTTCATTTCCATTGCCAGATTTCTTAATTCTTCATATATTAATTTAAGTTCATGCCTCATTGAGTCATACTGTCTAGTAGATCTCATAATATCAGCATAGTCAATAATAATTAAGCTTGGAACAAAATCTTTCATAGTAAGTTTTTCAATATGATTTCTAATTGTCACTATACTTGCTGAACCGGTAGGATACTGTTTTATTATCAACCGTCCATAATTATTTTCTTCATAGTGCTTTAAAACCTCTTCTTTTCTATCTATAACATCAGACGAAGGTATGTCACATAAATTACTATCATATCTTGTTCCAACAGCAGTTTCTGAAAGTTCAAACGTATAGTGAATAACATTCTTTCCTACTCTTAAAGCTTCGGCACCCATGGAAACAAGAAAGTGTGACTTACCAACACCGGTGTTGGCAGTAATTACACCAATTTCGCCTCTTCCTAAGCCACCATTAAGCACATCTTTTTTATCAAGGTGAGGAATACCTGTCGGGCATGTTATCCTGCTAATTCTTGCAAATCTTGCTTCATGATCTTTGAAAAATACGTGACCGATGGTAGAAGGTGAACCTTTTGAAACAGCATCTTTCATGATATTAAGAACTGATTCATAGTTTTCAGACTTAATTGCTTTAACACTTTCTTCAAGTGCCTGTTGTAAAACTTGTTTCTTGCAAAAGTCTAATGTTTTTTCCTTAACAAAACCAAGATCACCTAAATTTGGAGAAGTTTTAATTCTAGATAAAAATTCTACAACCTGCTCTCTTAAAATTGTATCATTACCTTCTGAAAGATCATCTCTTATAATAGAAACAAGAAGATTTAGTGTAGGAAAATTTTTATATTTGATATAAAATCCAAAAAATCTATCGCAAAGATACTGTAGATATTTTAATTCAAAGTATTCATGAGTCATTATCTCTACCATCTGTGCTGCCCATTGATGATCTATTAAAAGACAATGAAATATTTTTTCCTGAAAAGATCTTCCGTATTTAGAAAAATGACCGGAACTTTCTATATTCATTATTTTATCCTTTCTTGAGTTGGTGAAATATTTTCGAAGAACTAAGAAGATCTACAGTCTTAATTCCTAACTTGTTTAAAAATTTATATGCTTCTATATTATTCCATGTTAATTGATAATTTTCAATACTTTCATTGATAATTTTAGTTTGTTTATATACTAAATTATTTGAATCTAAAAGAACTAATTTCCAATTTCGCTTAATCAAGTCTTTTGATTCAAAAACATCATTATAAAATTTTCTACTAAAATTTTCTTTCATTTCTAAAACATCTAAAAAAACAGATTCCATGTCATAAAAATCTGATTTTGAAAATTTATCTAAACACTTTGTCAATACTTTATATCCTACGCCTTTAATACCTGGAATATTATCAGATTTATCTCCTACAATACACTTTGCTAAACAAAAATTATTAGGATGAACATTGTATCTTTCAATTACTTTTTTATCATTTACAAACGCCTTAAGCGTTGGTGACCATATAATTGTTTTTTCATTTATAAGCTGATAATAATCATGATCTGATGAAACTATGATTTTATTTTTTTCTTTCAGGCTGTAGTTGCAAAGATATCCAATTACATCATCTGCTTCAGCATCATCAACATATACTTGTATGACAGGTACAAATCTTAATAATGCTATTAAGTTTTTTAGTTGGTTGTTTCTATTTTTTTTTGTATCTGGGATATCATCATAATATCTATTCATTCTTTGTGGCTTACTACCTTTCTTATAGTCGCTGTATAAGTCTCTTTTTTTTCTAGATCCGCCGCCTTCCCAAATAACATAAACCTTTTCAGGCATACACCTTCTTATAAGTCTAGTAAGGTTATTAAAAAATCCTACAGTTCCACCTACCTGGTCACCATTTTCAGACATTCCTGGATGAGCTATATAATGACGGGTAAATAAATTTAATCCATCTATAATTAAAACTCTATCCTTAATCATCTAAGACAAATTCTTCAGAAAGTGCTTTCATTTCTTCATAAGACTCATGGTCAATATCAATACTTTCAGAATTTCCCATTTTTTTTATCATAGCTTTTTTAATTAATCCATTAATATATACTGAATACTGCTCATCTTCCATGACTAAGTCAAATTCTTTCTTTCTAAATTTTTTCTCAATAAATATTTCGCCTGTTCCGCATCTAGTTACTTCAAGTTTTTTCCATTGACCGGCGCCGGAAACTGCAACAATAACATCGCCAATCCTTGACTCTCCAAACTTTCTTAAAAGATCAAATACTTCCTCATGTTCAACTATACCTTTCCCAAAATGAATTTGAAAATTAGCTGTTCTAAATGGTGGTGCTACCTTATTTTTAATAGTTTTTGCAGAAACTTGGATACCAATGACATCATCACCGTCCTTAATTTGTTGTCCTGCACCCAACTTGATTCGTATAGATGAGTGAAAAGGTATTGCCTTCCCACCAGGTGTAGTGGTAGGGTCTCCATACATAACTCCAATTTTAGTTCTTATTTGGTTAAGTATTACAAATAATGAGTTTGTTTGACCAATTACTCCAGTTATTTTTCTCATACCTTTAGATATCGCTCGAGCTTGTAGTCCAATTGAATCTTTATCGTAGTCGCCTAAGAGCTCAGCCTTTGGTGAAGAAGCAGCAACAGAGTCCCATATGATTGTAATAGGGACATCTTTATTAAGGGCCTTGGCCTTAAGTATGGTCTTCTCTGCAATATCAAGAACCTCCTCTGTGCAATGTGTATCAACGTATACAAAACGTTTGCCAACATCAACGCCAAGCATTCGTAAATTTTCAACAGATGTTGCATTTTCAGTATCAATATAGACAATAATCCCACCCATTTCTTGGGTGCTTCTTGCAATTTGTGTTGCAATATGCGATTTTCCAATTGATGGCGGTCCAAATATTTCAACTATTCTACCTTCAGGTAAGCCTCCATTTGATCTATTTGCGCAAATATAATCAAGCATTTTTGAACCTGTACTAATCCATCGCTTAACATGCGTTGGGCTTTCATCTTCAGCTAGATTATATGCAACTCTAGATCCTTGTTCTTTATTTAACGACTTAATTAAGTCTTTAGTGAAATCATCATCTTTGCTCATCAATTACCCCTCTATAGTCTATAAAATATTAACTTAAAATAAGTAAATTTACATACCAAAAAAATAAAACCCTAGCAATGCTAGGGTTGTAAATTTTCAATATTAGTTAATTACTATGCCATCAAGTCAGCAAAAGCATCATCTAAGCTTCCATATGCATCATCTTTTTTATTATCTGTATCAGGCTTTTGACTAGTAGTCTTTTTTGAACCCCACTCAGTTCCTGTGTCTGATGTTGTCTCTTCTCCATTTAGCCAGTTATTTATAATTGTACTTAGCTCATCATATGACTTACATGTAAACAAATCATCAATTGCAGGAATATTGCTTAACCATTCCTTTGCTTGCGTTTTTGTATTTGTAAGAGGTGTTGATTTTCCTCGAGGTGTTACCTCAGTCATTGCCCATTGTTGCCCAGGATTTTTATTGCATGCAACCTTGACATCTCGCCCACCAATCGGATCTGTAATATCTCCGTAATCCTCGTCAAGCATCAAGCTAAGAAGTTTTTGGTATACAGTTTTTCCAAAACCCCAAATTTGGACACCTTTATCTTCTTCACCTCGAACAATACACGCTGCGTATATACGCATTTTTGGATATAGCTTTTTTGCCATTTCATATGATTCTTTTGTTCCTTCATCACGAAGCTTATTAATAAGATCCTGAATTGGATCTCTTTTTCCAAATTGTGAAGGTGCTAGCAAGCCTCTTTGGCCTGGAATGTTATAGTAAAATTGCAATTCTTTAAAAGGCTGCCCATCATTATCAGGAAAAGAAATAAGACGAACAGTATGTTCTTCCCCTTCTGTTGGTTTCCACATTGAACTTCTATTTCTCGTATTTCCGCTCAATCTCTCTAGTTTTCTTTTAATTGCTTCAAAGTCAATTCCCATTTGTCATCTCCATTTAATTTTTAATATGCAATATCTAATTTGTATTGCATATCATAATACATTAAATTTTGAAGATATACAAATTTATTTATACTTTATTCTTCCAAGCGTTTTATGAGACCAGTTTTGTGTCTCAGTAATATCCCAAATATCTTGTTTACTTCGAAGCTTTTTTAGGTGGCGATTTGAAGTTGGAGATCCGTCGGCATTATAGCCAAGTTTCATTCCTACACCTGGGACGCCGCCTGCCATTGCTTGCTCATTTTGCTCGTCTTCATCTTCATAGTCTTCATATTCATATAGATCATCTTCATCATCCTGTTCTAATAAAATACCTAAAGTTCCTGTATTAAGACTTTGATTGAACAGTCTGTTTGAAGATTCATTCATACCTTTATTAAAAGAATGTTTTGCACCCAATTGTGCACCTTTTAAAAATTTCTGCCAATCTGACATGCTATCCCAGTCTACAGTATCTATATCCTTTTGAACATCTGCATATTTACTTCCCGAAGGTGCTTCATTATCTTCGATATCCCATAGCGCTTCATTGTCTAGATCTGCCATTATATCATCCATCTGATCATCAAATTCTTCATCTGACTGATAATCATCATCTGATTCTAATTCTTCTGGCGTTTTTGCTAAATCCCCAACGTCATCAATTGAATTAATCATAGATATATTTTCTAGTGACTTTTGAATAATTTTTTGCCCAGGTTGTATTGAATTTGCCCTGTCAATTAACTTACTTAGCCAGTCTGGCAGTTTATCCATTAAAGCTGTGTATCCATCAGCTGCTGCTCCCATAGTTTGATCGCTACCTTGAGATAGTGCCATCATTGCTGCAGAATCTATTCCACCTGGCAAAGGAACTGCCTGAATAATTGCACCATAAAAATCTGCCATATCTGTCGTTAAAGATTTAGAATGTTGCTTAAGCTCAATAATATCAGCATCTGTTTCACCTTCTTTTTCAAAGATTGCATCTACCTTTTTATTTGTCAAGTGAAGCTCTGTTAAATTTTTTGCCAGCCTCGGAATAAGCATAACAAGCCCACCTACTTCAAGCGTTCCTTCATCTATCGCAGTAAGCACAGCATCATTGACTAACTTATAAATTGCATCTCCACCTGCTGATTCGCTTATTAACGTAAATGTTTCTTGGAGGCGATATCTTCCTCTTCTATCTCTCACTCTTTTTTCAAGTATACTATCTTCCATTTCTTCACTCTCCTCTTCTTCGTCATCTTCATAATCTTTAAAATAGTCTAAAGGAAATTTTTTATTTGACATATATGAAGAAAAATTTCTGTCAGCGCCAGATATACCTAAATTTCTGCCACTATAAAAGTTACTTCCCGGGCCATGTAATTCAGATAATTTTTTATTTCTTTTCATAAGAATAACTATCTAGACAATACAGAAACTTCAACAGGAATAGAGATGTTTGAATAGTTATCGTAGACTTTTTTTAACGCTAAGATGCTATTAATATTTTTTTTATTTATAGAAACAGTTATACTATCATGAACAAAAAAGCATGCTGCGACATTATATTGTTTTAAAAGATTTGCAAATGCAAAACTACAGTAATCTACAGAAGATGACTGGATCCAATAGTTAACCAAGCTATTGTTATAACATATTGGTCTTCCGTAGTAATTATATATCATATTATTTTTTTCAAACTGTTCTTTCAAGTATCTGCTAAATCTATCTATTTCAAAATATTCTTTTATTTTTTTTAGATCTTTGTCGCTACATTTTAAAATATTTTTTGATGTTCTTTTATTAGCACCGTATAATACAGAAAGAATACCTCTTTTAAATTTTGCTCTATCGCTTATTTTAAATTTAATCTTATTTGCAATATCCTGATAGACGTCATCGCTATCTATGGTTCGACCGATTGCATTTAAATAAAAACTTGGTTCACAAGATTTTAAGTCTATTTCAACAAGAACATGTTCTGAGTTGCATGATTTAAGTTGATTTCTTTTTTCTTTTTTCATAGTAAGAAAATTACATCCTGATATTATGCTTGTCCTGCCTGTTGTTGAACTATGATTGTATACAGGTAGTTCTAAAATCTTTTTATTGAGCATAACAGGCGTTAGATTCTGATAAACTTTGATTCTTTCTGGATATAACATATGGTGATAAGTTGTAATCAAATTTTTGCTGCTTTCTAAAGAACTCTTAAGATACTTAAGATACACATTATTTTGTGTTTTACCTAAAATTAATCCCCAATTTATTTTATCTGATTTTTCAATATTGAGTTGTTTTGAAAAATTATAAAAGTAATCATGATAAGACTTAATTTTTTCAAGCTTTGATATCTCCCTAATTTTATTAATTGACTCAATACAGATATTTTCTTTGTTTTTATTTCCGACTACTATATTAAACTCTTTAGATGTTGGTGAATATTCACACCCTACATTAATAGTATTAATGTTTTTTACTGAAAACTTATTAAACAATATGACCTACTTGTTATTTTTTCTTTTTCTCTTCTACGATGCCTGATAATTTTTTCGTTCTTCTTTGGAGCTGCGTCCTAAATGATCTAACAGCACCCTGATTTGAAGCTACAAGTTCTACAAAAGTTGTAAACTCTCCTGATTTTAAGCTATGTCGTATTGATTTTACATTATAGATATTATCTAAAGATGTATCAGTTCCGAAGTCTATAAATATATTTTCACCCATTGCTATCATAGGCATGCCCATCATATTCATTGTTATTGTTGCAGGAAACATCATTACATCTTCAAATGAATTGGGT